TCTTCAAGGCGCGATGACCAAACTGCAACGGTGCTTGATCACCGGGCTTCTCCGGGGTGTGGCGACAGGCTCATTCACCTATGGGGCGCTAATTGCGAACAATACCGTAGTAGGAAACGGCACCGGTATCTACGCCGAAGGCTCCGGAGCATCGACCTACGGCAAGTGGTACAACAACGCCGTTTATGGGAATACAACGAACTGGTCACGGGCTGCTCCGGCTGCGGTCGAAGCCGCATCGAACAACACCGGAGAAGCCGCCGACGCGATAGCTACCTGGGAAGTTGGCCCCGGTGCCACGTCGCTCGACATCACGAGCGCAGCTTTTGCTAACTACGCAGGCAGAGACTTCAGACCGGCGTCTGCGTCATCGCTGCTTTTCGATTGCTGGCAGCACTACTACGGGCGGCTTGAGTTCGACATCGCTGATGCAGAGGTGCCGAACTACAACAACGGTGGCGCTGAAGGTATCGACATCGGCTGTTTCGAGTTCAACAGTGGGTACGGGAATCATCCGGCTTCAGCAACGGTGACGTTTTCTGGCGTTGTAGCAGGCAGTGAAATTCGTGTCTACAACGCAGCCTTGGACGAATTAGCGGGCGTCGAATCGTGTTCTACCGACCACGCACTAACCTGGATAGTCCCTTCTCCGCCGACGGTTACGATCAAGATTATCAACCCTGCCTACAAGATCAAAGACTTCCCCTACACCTCTACCGCTGGCGCTCAATCCATCCCTATTCAGATGGAACTAGACCGCTGGTTCAGTAACCCGGGCTCTGCGGAATAACGTGTTGAAAGGCCAACCATGAACGACAGTCAGAAAACGGAAAAACGTGTGGAAATCGCCAGCGAAGTAATGGAGCGAGGCGCATACATCAGTGCTTGCGGGAGCTACCGCTATTCCCTGTGGCGCCAGTGGGCGCCAGGACCGCAGGTGATGTTCGTTGGCTTGAATCCGAGCACCGCTGATGCAACGCTAGATGACCCGACCATTCGCCGCTGCATTGGATTTGCGCGGGCTTGGGGATACAGCGGCCTTGTGATGACCAACCTGTTCGCCTGGCGTGATACCGACCCTCGCAACATGCTGGCCGCTGACGACCCCGTAGGGCCAGACAACGACAGGGTACTGCGGGTCGCACATGACAAGGCAGCGCTGACCGTTGCAGCATGGGGAGCGCATGGAACACATGGCGGCAGACACAACGCCGTTCGAGCGCTACTGCCGCGTCTGCATTACTTGCGGCTGACCAAGGACGGCCACCCAGGTCATCCGCTGTACCTGCCGTCCAGCCTGCGGCCGGTGGAGTGGGTTCCACACGGAACTACCTCGAAGCCATGAGCCCTATTCCACACCTTAATCCGTTGAGCCGTAACCCGTAAGGAGCCATCATGGCAAAAATCATCGACCCAGACCTGCTGACATATTCGGTCAACTCGGCCACCAATAACCTGCGTTTCGACACAACGAACAAAACCATTCAACTTGTCGTGGGGGGCTCCCTGGTCGCCAAAGACGGCGTTACTGGCCAGTGCTTGTTCTCCAAGATCAAGGAGGCGATCAAGGCTGATGCGACCCTGATCAAGTACGCGCTACCGATCCGCGAAATGATCCACGACGAATCAATGGAATTGGTCAACGGATGGACCTTCCTCGACACTACGACGGTCAAGATGGTTCGTGACTGTGGTGTAGCCTACGTCAATGCGGCTGGCGTTTTCACAGCCATGTTCGCCTGCATCGTGACGCTCGGTAACGTGGCCAGCGGCGCCCCGTACTTTACTCAATCGAGCGCAACTAACGCCAGTACAGGAGCATTTACGCACGTCAATACCGGAACCACCTTCGGGGTCAACGAACTGGTGCAGATTTACTCCGACTCCAACGGCGACGGCACCCCAGACTACGACTACCGTAGCTACATCAAGGTCTTCCTGCGTGAGCAGGGCTATACCTACGACGAGGCCAGCAACACGGACATCGGGTATTCGACGCTGACCTACAAGAAATACAATTTCCCGGTCACGCACTCGATCGACGCCGGGGTGACCCAGGATGACACCGCAGTTGATGCCTACACCGGCATGTCGATCACTTGGTACGCCACGGCGCAGTCAGCCAGCCTTGGCGCCAACGGCCCGTACAACTACCACGTCACCATCAATGCCAACGGACACACCTATGACGAGGTGTATTCCTGGGTGCAGCGGCAGTTGCGCAAGTCGACCGACATCGACGCTGACGGGACCAATGTCAAGACAGGCCAAGTTACCCCGGCCCTGGTGTTCATGGACGGCAGCACGCTCAAGACCAAGCTGCAGACGGTCGGCGGCATCCATATCAGCAACCTTTCGGCGTCGAGCTACAACAACGTGGCCGAAGCCGATGATGGTGGCACGTATCGCACCTACCCCTATACGGCAGCGATCACATTCAGCTTCGACACATATCTTCAGGCCGACGCGGCGAACGCGAAGTTCTGGATTTACGACGCAGCCACGTACCCGGGCGGCAGCGCAACACTGCTAAAAGATGCCAGCGACAACGACATGACCGGAGACTTGACGGGCGGCGCGGCCACCAAGTCGTTTAGCTACGCATGGGCAGCGGACAAAAACTGGATTGGCGTAGCCATCGGCAAGAACAATGCCAAGGTCGCTATCGCCTCCGGAACCATTCTGCAATCCACGGTCAACAGCGGTTCGTTCGTCGCCGGCCAGGAACGCTGGTACAACAACCCGTAAGGACTGAACGTGGCCTATACCTTCGACGGTACGACCAAGCACGTCACCCTGCCGGCGGGGATGGTGACGCTCGACCTCGTCGACTTGCACTCCCGTTGGAAGGATTGGATTCTGTCGGGCAACGCGCAGTACGCCACGGCTTTCAAGACGGTCGGCGGCGACATCCCGGCAATCCCCCTTTACCTGTTCCTGCTCAACGGCTGGCGCATCGTTCCACAGTCGGCAGACCACACGCTGACAGTCGCAAACGGCATTCTCGACGTCGATGGGGCCAGTGGCACAAACCCGTTCAACTATCCGGCCGGCTACGACGTTCGGACGGTCATGGCCTCCCCCGGCATCGCTATTGGGTACAGTACGGGTGGCGGCAGTGGCCCGAGCGCAACGCAGATCGCGGAAGCCGTAAAGGCGGCCCTGAAATCCGATCCGGACACCCTGACCGTGCCGAAATTCATCGCATTGAACTAAAGGCGAACTGACGCTAAGTATCGCAAACGCTAACTAGAGTTTACAAATACGGAAAATCGTTTGTAAACCCTTTTGGAGCGTTTCGATGAAAACGTGGTTCAAGTTTCAGGCAAAAGCAGATGGCGCTGTTGAAGTGTCGATTTTCGACGAAATCGGCATGTGGGGTGTTACCGCCAAAAACTTCATTGCCGAACTGAAGGCCCACGCCGGTAAGGCGATCACGGTAAGCATCAATTCTCCGGGCGGCTCTGTGTTCGACGCACTGGCGATCTACAACGCCCTTCGCGCGCACGGTTCTGAAATCACCGTCAAGGTGATGGGCGTTGCGGCCTCTGCCGCTTCCCTGATCGCAATGGCCGGCGACAAGATCATCATGCCGGAAAACACCTTCATGATGGTCCACAACCCCCTGGTTGGCACCTACGGCAATGCCGACGAGTTGCGCGACATGGCGGACGTGCTGGACAAGATTGGGGCGTCCTTGATCGCAACCTATGTTGCCCGCACCGGCCTTTCCGAAGATGAGGTGAAGGCCCTGCTGGACGCTGAAAGTTGGCTCAACGCCGAAGACGCGGTGGCCAAGGGCTTCGCTACCGAGATGGAAGCCGCGCTGAAGATCGCGGCCACCTATGACGTGGAACGCTTCCCTGAAAACGTCCGCGCACTGTTTGTCGCCAATTCTGGCGAACCGGGCGATGAAGATCAAACCTCCCAGGACGAAACCACCGACGATTCGCAAGACCCGCCGGAAGGCGCCCCCGAAGCCTTGGCCGACATGATCCACGCCGCCGCTACCGCGATGGGTCTGGGTGACTACTCGGCAACCGTCGCCCTCCGCGCAGACGTGAAAACGATCGAAGACGCCAAGGCCATCCTGGTTGTGGCGCATGAAGTTTCCGCCCTCTGCACCGTAGCAGGTAAGCCGGATATGGCGGGGCAACTCATTCGTGATGGTGTCACCCTCGACAGCGCCCGTGCGCGCATTACGAACACGCTTGCAGATGAAGCGGACAAGCTGAAAACCAGCAACGTCCAGTCGTCCGCAGGCGATAAGTCCAACGCTCCCGCCGGCGGCGTCTGGGCGAAGATTTTTCCCAAAACTGCCGCGCAACATAAGGAGTAATGCAAATGGCAATGACCGAAGCCCGGCGCACGGGCGAATTTCTTATCTCGGAGGCTTCCGGCACCCGTAGCCGCGGTGAAGTGACTATCGCCGCTGCCGCTGGCGCGATGGTGGCGGGCACCGTACTCGGCAAGATCACCGCCACCAGCAAGTACGTCGCGTACAGCAATGCCGCCTCTGACGGTTCCGAAGTCGCCGCTGGCGTTCTGTACGCCGCCGTCCCTGATGCGGCTGTTGATCAGAAGGCGGTTGCTTTCGTCCGCGATTGCGAGGTTGCGGAAATCCGCCTGACCGGCCTCGACACCCCTGGCAAGGCCGATCGCAAGGCCGATCTGCTGGCCCTCGGCATCATCACCCGCGCCTAACCAATAAGGAATTTTCAAAATGGCAACTCTTGACGTATTCAAGGACGATGCGTTTACGCTGACTCAACTCACCGCAGCCATCCAGAACGCCCCGTACCAACCGGGTCGCCTGGAACAACTCGGCTGGTTCGGCGCCGCTGAAGGCATTATCAGCACCACGGTCATGGTCGAACAGTACGACAACGTTCTGTCCTTGGTCCCGGTTTCGCAACGCGGCGCCCCCGCCAGCCAAATGCAACACGGTTCCCGCAAGGTGCACACCTTCTCGGTCCCGCACCTCAAGCCGGAAGACAACGTGATGGCTGATGAAGTCCTGGGCGTCCGCGCCTTCGGTACCGAATCGGAAGTCGAAACCGTCGCCAAACTGGTTTCTGGTCGCCTCGCCAAGATGCGTACCAACATCGAATATACGAAGGAATCCTTCCGTATGTTGTCGATCAAGGGCCTGACCGTCGACGCCGCCGGCAACCAGATCGACCTGTTCACCACCTTCAACGTGTCGCAAGTCACCATCGACTTCGCCCTGGACGTGGATACGACTGTCATCCGCAGCAAGTGCCTGCAACTGCTGGAAACGGTCGAAGACGCCCTCGGCGGCCTGACCTTCTCCGGTATCCGCGTTCTGTGCGGCAAGACCTTTTGGGCTGATCTGATCGAGCACAAATCGGTCAAGGAATCCTATCTGGCTACTCTGGCCGCAAACACCCTGCGTGGTGACCCCCGCATGGAGTTTGAGTTCGGCGGCATCATTTGGGAACGCTACCGCGGCACCGCTGATGTCAAGGTTGCCGACACGGAAGCCTACGCAGTCCCGGAAGGCGTGCTGGACCTGTTTATCTCCCGCAACGCCCCGGCTGACTACGTTGAAACCGTCGGCACCCTCGGCCAGCCGGTGTACGCGAAGCAGTGGATTCCCGAACCGGGCCGTTCCGTCCATATGGAAGCCCAGGCCAATCCGCTGTTCCTCTGCACCCGTCCGAAGGCCATCGTCAAGCTGACCGTCTAATGTCGGCAACATCCGTCTTCCAACGGATGCACGACCGCCTGTTTGCCCGCCTGGGTGAACAGGCGGTTTTGCGTAACACGGCCCCGTGTTCTGTGAACATCGAATACGGGGTCCAGGTGAACTACGAAATCGGCGACGACAAGTTCGTGCAAAGTGAATATGCCGCGACGGTTGATGTAGCAAACATCGAAAAGAAATACTCCCCGACCGTCGGCGATGCCCTTACCGTAGGTCCGAAGACTTACGTTATCGACGCGATCGCCGCAGACAATGGGTACATGCTCCGCTGCATCCTCCGACCGGGGATAGTGTGATCTGTGTCCACGGTAATCAAACTCGATACCGATCTAGTCCTTGCCCTGTCGGAAGACCTCGCCAGGGCGTCAGACGGATTTACCGCAGGGGTGTCTCGCGGAGTCAACAAGATTGCCTCGGCCGTCCGCAAAGACTCGGTGCGCGGTGTCGTATCCCAAGTCAATTTGCGAGAGGCATACGTCGACCCAAAGATCACGGTGTCGAAGGATGCCACCCCGAAAGACACGGTGGCGATCATCTCGGCCCCTGTAAGGGGAACCCTGCTAACCAATTTCGGGGCGCAGCAGCAGGCAATATCGAACGTCTGGACCCCCGCTATGTACGCGGAGAAGTTCGGTTCGTTGAAGGCGAATGTGCGGCCGAACCCGAAGGCAGGTAAGTTGCCCTGGACGCCCAGAACAGGCGATGAACTGCGGGGTATCGCCCCAGGCGCCAAACAGGCAGGTATCCGCGCCACCATCAAAGCAAGCGGCGCGAACCGCACGTTCTCGCACGTCTTTTTTATACCGGCGGCCCAGAAAGGCCAAGACGGGTCGAAGTTCATCACCTTGTCTCGGCCGAAGGGTGGAGGTAAGGCGAAAGCGAAATATGGACCTTCCGTCGATCAAGTGGTGAAGGGCGTTTGGCGGGATAGCGAGGCAGATATCGCTGAACAGCTAGGCACCGCGGTTCTTGATGAAGCAACCGCCGAACTCCGAAAAGGAATCATCAAATGAGCATAGCCAACGATTTCGCCTTGGCAGTCAGCGCAAGGGTCGAGACAATCAGGATCGACAACGGTTTTTCCACCGATATCGGTCTTAAAGTAAAACGTGGGCGCCGCCGCCTGGACCCGTCGCAACTCCCTTGCGCGGTCATCATCGAACGGGATGATGAACCCCAAAAACAAAGCGTCGGTCAAGTAAAGATCGTTCAACCCTTCATCGTTGAAGGGCACACTGCCTGCGATCCAGAAAACCCCAACGACGCGGCCCACCTGATCATCGCGGATATCAAGCGCGCGGTCTTTAGCGGCAACCTCACCCTCGATGGGCGCCTTGCGGCCAACGGCCAGAAGGCGTTTGCCCTGGTTTACAAAGGGCGGTCGATTGCCCCGCGCGAAGACGGTATGGCGGTTGTAACCGCATCGGTCGAATTCGCGGTCGAGTACGTCGAGGATTTAAGCAACCCGTAACTGTTTTCGCCCGTTAGTTTAGCGAACTGACACTAAGTATCGCATGTGCTAAACGGCGAGTAGATTGCAGCGTGTGATTTTGGCGTATTGCTAAAAGCCGACGGACCTATCTAGGAGATTCAATTATGAGCGCACGCGGTTTCCTTGGCGCCGGCGATTTGTACGCCCGCGTCTACAACCCTGTAACTGGCCAGTTCGACCAGTGGGCAGGCCCTTTCGAGGCCACCAAGTTTGAAATCAAGCCGAATTCCGACCTCAAGGAAATGGTTTCCCGTGGTCGTTCGACCTACGGCCAAGTGATCGAATCCGTGCCGCTGCCGAAGCCGTCCGACCTGTCGGTGACCTTCGCAGAAGTCAACAAGGATTCCATTGCGATGGCGCTGTTCGGCACGGCCTCTGTCCTGAACCAAGGTTCGGGCAGCGTGACCGACGAGGTTGTTACCGCAACCCTCGGCAAGTGGGTCCAACTGGCTCACGAAAACATCGCTACCTCCGGTTTCGTTGTCACCAATTCCGCCGCTACCACCACCTACGTTCTCGGCGAAGACTACGAAGTGAACTACCGCCTGGGTCTGATCCGCACCATTGCCGGCGGCGACATCGCCGACGCGGCCAGCCTGAAGGTCGACTACACCTACAACGCCATCTCCGGTACCAGCATCGCCGGCGGCACGCAGACCCAGGTTCGCGCGCAGTTCAAGTTGGACGGTGTCAACTTCGCCGACCAACTGCCGGTCGTCGTCAATGCCTGGGAAGCCGTCCTGACCCCGGATAGCGCCTTCGACTTCCTGCAGAACGACTTTGCGGAAATCGCACTCAAGGGTCGCCTGAAGACCCCCGCCGGTAAGTCCGAACCGTTCACGGTCGAACTGCGCTCCGCGTAATTCGTACCTGACGCAACAAAGGGCGGCTTTCCGTAGCAGGAGGCCGCCCTATTAACTTGAAGACCCGAAAATGTCCGGCCAAACTTCCCGTACCGTAACGCTTACCCTTGATACGCAGACCACCGGCACCGACGGTGTAAAGGCGCTTGCCAACGAGTTGCACAAACTTGGCCGGGAGGGTGGCGATGCCGCCCCGGAGTTTGAGCGGTTATCCAAAGAACTGGATTCGCTGGCCAAGCAACAGGATGTAGCAGGGGCCTTCAAAGAGGTGTCTGCCGCTGTCAGCGTAGCCAAGGGCGAACTGGACGCCGCTCGCCTTGCTGTCAGGGGGCAGGCCGACGAAGTAGGGCGCCTGCGCGGCACCCTGGACGCTGCCAAAACCGCCGAACAGCAGTACGCCGTCGGGGTACGGGAGGCGCAAGAAGCCCTGCAGTTGAGCAATGCTGAACTGCTGCGCGCCAAGGCGGGGCTGTCGGCATATGTCGCCGAAATTGGCGGGGCCAAGTCCGCCACCCGCGATCAACGGGCCGTACTGGTTCTTCTGCAACAGGCGGTGCGCGACCTCAGTGCCAATTACACCGGCGCGAAAGCAGCGCTGGCCGCCCTCACTCCGGAACACGATCGGCTGAAAGAGTCCGTCCGGGACTCTGCGGATAGCGTCCGGCAGCAGAACGCCGAACTCTCAAAAGTAACGGCCACCGCGAACAAGGCGCAGACGACCTACGAAGAACTGGAAACGACCCTCAAACAACTGTCGCAGCACATGGACAAGTTGGGGGTCGACACCAAGGATGTAGCGGGCGCGCAAGACAAGCTGGCGCAGTCAACGGCCCGCCTGATCGCAGAAGCCGACCAGTTGAAGATCAAGATGGCCGCCCCCGGCGCGGCCGCACAGACCGCGGCGCAACGGATAGAGCAAGCGTTCGGCGTGATAGGCGTGAAGTCGGTTGCCGCGGCCAAAGCTGAAATCCTCAAGATCAATTCAGCCTTGATGACCCTTGCTGCAGACGCCAACGTGACCGGTGCGGACTTCGACCGGGCGTTCACCGCAGGCAAGGCGAAGATCGCCGCCCTTGAGGCACAACTGCGTAGCGCGGAAGGGACCGCCAAAGGGTTCGGCAGCGAACTCGCAGGCGCGTTCAGGCAATTCGGCCCTGCCACCCTGGTATTCAACGGGGTCACCGCAGCCATCAACACCCTGACCGGCGCCGCATCAAGAATTCCGCAGGTCACCGCGGAGTTCCAAACGATGAATCGGACTCTGCGTATCCTCACCGGCAGCACGTCAGCGGCGGCGAAGGAGTTTGAGTACATCAAGGGCGTGGCAAACCGGGTTGGTAGCGACATCACGGGGGTAGGTGATGCCTACATTCGCCTGTCCGCTGCCACCAAGGATACCGCACTAGCCGGCACAGAAACCCGCCGCATCTTTGAAGCCGTTTCCGGGTCGATGGGTGTCCTCGGGGCCTCGTCCGCGGAGACTGAAAACGCTTTGATGGCCGTCACGCAGATGGTGTCAAAAGGCGTTGTCAGTATGGAAGAAATGCGCCAGCAGCTTGGCGAACGCCTCCCCGGCGCCTTCCAGGTCACCGCGCAGCAACTTGGCATCACAACGGCCGAACTGAACGACCTAATTTCTTCAGGCAAATTGACCGCAGAACAGGTATTGCCGGCGCTTGCCCGCGGGTTGGAGGAAGTCTACAAGTCTGGTCAGCAGAACGACACCCTGATTGGTAAGTGGCGGCAATTCACGAACGCCTTGAAGGAGTCCGCAAACGCCGTCGGGGATTCCGGGTTGCTGGACGGTCTGTTGAAAGCAGGCCGCATCGGGACTGCCGCCGTGCAGGGCCTAGCCGAAGACTTTGTACTACTCGGTAAATCCATCGGCATAACAACTGCCGGGATTGTCTCGGGCGACCTAAAAGGGGCGATGTCCCAGATATCCGATGAATTTGATGCGGTCAACGCCCGCATAGCAAAAACAGCAGGGGTCGGGCAGCAGGCGCAGAAATCCCTTGGCGACATGGCCAAGGAAGCCAAGGCCGCCGGCCAGGAATTCGTCACGATGGCGGACGGCACGAAGTACGCGGTATCGGCTATCGAAGGCGCAAGCAACGGCATGGTGGCCTTCCTGGTGCAAAGCACCAAAGCGGAAAAGCAGGCCGAAACCTTGGCCACCGTTCAGCGAAAGTTGGCCGAATACACCCGTTCATCTGGCGAGGCGAGTATCACCGCCGCTAACGCACTTGGCGATGAAATCGACAAGAGGAACACCGCCACGAAGGTAGCGGAAGCCAACCGCGCGGCCTTGGAAAGCCTGCTCGTTGCGGAAAAGGCCGTGCTTGCCGTTCTTGAAGAACGCGCGCAGAAACGGGTTGAGGACATCGCCGCCAAAGGTACGGCCAGCGATGCCGACCGGAAGATGCTTGAGGATTTGGACAAGGAACTGATTGAGCGAAAAGCAGTTGTCGAGGGCATTTCCCAACAGGTAGAAGCGAACCGCGTTCTGGCCGAATCGCTGAGTCTGCAGGCCGAAACAACCGCGGACAACTCCACCCGTATGAGGGAACTGCGGGTTGCTAATGAGCAGTTCGCGGAAGCCCTGAAGGTTGTTCGGGCTGAAGTGGAGGCGGGTAGGCTCTCGCAGGAACAACTCAACGTTGTGGAGGAAGACGCCCGCAAGACAAAGCGGCTATTGCTCGACGCCCTGGACGACCAGATCAAAAAGAGTGAGGCCGTGAAGGATGCAAAACTCGGCGAAATAAGCGTCGAGCAGGCAGGGTTGCGACTCGCCATTGAGGTTCAGCGCAGTGCTCAGAACGTTGCCCGCGCCCGTGGTGACGAAGCCGCCGCCGCCCGTGCCGGGAACGAGATAAAGCGCCTTGAGATTCAAATGTCGCAACTCGTCGCCCAGGCCAAGGAAGCGGAGGCGACAGCCTCCAAACTAGTCGCGGAAGCAAAGATCGTTGAACTACAGACCAACGGGCCGATGACCGCGGCCAAAGAGGCCGAAATCCGCGCACTGGAAGCCTCAGTGAAGGTTAAGGAAATCGAGGCCCAGATTGCTCGGGAAACCGCCAAGGGACTGGATGAACTGAAGTGGGCCACCCTAGCATCTGCGGACGCCGCGCAGTCGTCCGCAGGGTCTTTCGGGAATATGTCTGGGTCGTTGGACAATCTGGCGAGTTCGGCGAATAACGCCCGCGGGGCACTTGAGCAGTTAAATGCTACTCCACGCCCAACCCCCCAAGGCGGACCACAGAGGCCGCGCGGAGATAACACCGAAGGAACCATGCCGGGTATCGGTTCCAGTGGGAGTGTGGTTGACGACCCTGACTACGACCACAGCACGTTTTTAAGCGGCCGTACCGGTACCGCAGGTGCACGTTCCGGAGGGTCAACGAGCGGAATGGATATCCTCTACCGGTCCGGTGCTTCTGTTGCGGAAGCTCAGATCGCGGCCAAATATTTCGACGAGTTGTTCCGCCGGCGTACTCAAGCCGGCAGCGAGGGTGTCCACACCACGGAACAGAACAACCGGCTTATCGCGGATTCTTCCAGGGCCGCCGCGGAGGAAGCTATCGCACTTGCCAGAAACGAACTCGCAACTGGACAGGCGACGAATCTGGGGGCCTCCCTAGACGACATCACGCAAATGAAATTAGCCCAACTATCCGCCCGCGGAGGCAATTTCAACGATATCCAGAACACTATGGTCGCCGCAGCACGGGAGGCAATGGCACAGCAGCAACCGACCGGCGGAACGGTGGTTAACGTCAACATCGCCGGCAGGACTACCCCCGTGAATGTCTCGTCCGGTAAGGACGCATCTCAACTCGTCAACCTCTTTAAACAACTCCAATCCGACGCAACGAGGTTTTCATAATGGCAATTACCCTGACATACGCCGGGTCAACCCTGAATCTGCATCCCGATCTGCTGTGGGCCGATGAATTCGCGTGGTCGCCGGTGTCGCAATCCGCGGAACGCTCGGTCACTGGCGCGCTTCTTCTGCAGTACGGAACAAAACTGTCTGGGCGCCCGATAACCCTTCAACCGGAAACACCGGACTCTGCGTGGACGTCCAGGGAAACCCTCAACACCCTCAATTCCTGGGCATCTGTGGCGGGCCGCGAAATGACGCTAAGTATCTACGGCACGGACTTTCAAGTAGTTTTCCGTCACTTGGACAGTGCGATAGACGCCTCCCCTGTGGTGCATTACGGGGATATTCAAAGCGCGGATTGGTACAGCACGACCCTGAGATTCATGGAGATTTAATTGTGGCAATCCTCGACGGCGACATCCAAATTCTAAAGTCGGAAGTCCTCGACGACGTTCCGGAGGGCGGCGGCATGGCCACCGGCCAAGCGGTCGTTGACGGGGCATCGAACAACCTGTTCCCGGATATCTCCGAACTCGACCGCACCTACGGGCGCATCGCACTGCGCAAAATGTTCCCTGGCGTGGTCACCGACAACACCGATGCCTACTACGGGTCGCACGCCATCGTCGCCGAGCCGCCGGCCGATCCGAAGGTGTCGGTCACTCTGTTCTCGACCGAAAGTTGGTCCGATCACCGAACCGACGCGCAGAACAAGCTGGAAAGCTATCTGTCGGCCTCGGCCGAAGGGCGTTGGATGCTCTACGGCAACCATTTGGTCGGCCAGCGTACGGTCCAGTTGCATTGCGTAGCCTCGGCCCCCACGCCGGCCGTCGATGACGTGCTGATGCTGATTTCCAGCACCGATGCCAGCAAGTACCAGTACGTCCGCCTGTCCCGCTTTATCAGCCGGGAGTTGAATGTGCTGTTTGAGGACACCAAGGGAAATTTCTACCGCGACATCATCACGGTCGAGATATCCGATGCCCTGCGTTACGCCTTCACGGCGACCACGATGGAACGCTACACGACTACGTGGTTCGCACCGCCGACCCGCATTCACACAGTCATCGCGGCCGACGCCGCCAACTACTACGGTGTGCAACCACTAGCCATCGCCGCCGCACTCGGCGACCTGACGATCAAGGCGCAGAGCATCTACACGCAACTGGTCCCGTCGGCACTGGCCGAGACACCGATTGTCGATGCCCGTTGCGCGACCGATCGCACGATCATCGTGCCGATCGACGGCGCCAGCAGCTTGAGCTTTACCAGCACTTTGTCGCTGACCGCCGGCGTCGCCGCGGTTCGCTATTTCGGCCGCGCCATCGCCCGGGGCAGCGTCAGCATCGACTTCGCCGGGGCGACCATCGCCGACGACGGTAATGGTGCCCTGATCGAAACTTCCAGTTTTTCTGGTAGCGTCGATTACGAAACCGGCGCGGTTTCCCTGGTCCGCGCCAGCGGCACCAGCGGCACGGCGACCTTCACCGCCTCGCCGGCCTGCGCCGTGGTCATCGCTGGCCATACCGACGCCACCGAAATCACCCTGAACAACCGCGGCTACAGCTACGTCAAGACGCTGCAACCGGTACCGGCGCCGGGTTCGGCCGTCGTGTCCTACATGGCACAGGGCAAGTGGTACAGCCTGTACGACGACGGCGCCGGCGGTCTTGGTGGCGACGAGGGCACCGGCGTCGGCACCATCAATTACGCCACCGGCGCGGCCGTCCTGACCTTGGCTGCGCTGCCCGATGCCGACACGCAAATCCTTTATGCGTGGGGCAGTCCGGCCCATTACGAATCGCAGGTCGGCAGCACGGTCTTCGATCTGGCCAGCATTCCCTTCATCATCCCGGGCGGCGCCATCGAACCGTCGAGTCTGTCCATCGAATACCTTGCCGGCTCGGTGACCAAGACGGTGACTGATAACGGCACCGGCGGCCTGACGGGCGACGGCACTGGTTACGTCGATTACGCCAACGGCTACGCTGTCATGCGGCCGTCCGCGTTGCCGGACAGCGCCAGCAATTTGTCGGTCGACTACCAGCAGGGTGCCAAGGTGTCCGAGGTCTTCACGGCGACCGGAGCCGTCAATAACTTCACGCTGGCTAACGCCGTCAAGCCGGGGTCGCTGTCCTTGGTTGTGCTTGACACGACAGGCATGAAGCACACGCTAAAGGATGACGGCGCCGGAGCCATCACCCTGACCAAAACCACATGGGGGGCCGCCTCCGCAGCACTGTTGACCACGGTGCTGCAATCATCATCCGGAGTGGCCGGCACGATTAACTACGGCACCGGTGCAGTATCGCTGGCGGTCAGCCTGACCGTTACGCAGAAATACCAGACCGGGCATGAATGGTCGAGCAGCAGTGCTACGGCACAGGCTACCGGGGCTATTGCGGCCTCCTACAGAGTCGCCGGCAATAGCACAGGCGGCGCGCAAAACATCTCAATCGCGCTGCCGCCGCTGGAAATCGCACTGCTCCCGTCGGTCTCCAATTCGCTGGTCGCGGGGGGCCTGTCCTTTACACTGGCCGGCGATACCTACGTCGACCGCGCCGGCTCACTGGTCCGCAACCCAAGCCACACGACCAACGGCGGTACGGTGGCCGGCACGGTCAATTACGCCACCAGCACGATCACCCTGACCGATTACGTCGGCGGCGGCGCCCCGGCCCTCAATGTGGCCGCGCTAACCCGGCGTGGCATCTGGACTGACTGGCGGCTGCAGTTCCGCGCCGCCGCTGCCCCGCTGCAATCTGCCTCGCTCTATGTCAGCGCCAGCCGGGCCGACACCAGTGCCTTGCTTTCCGGTACCGCCGGCTCGGACGGCACGATCAGCGGCACCCTGGTAGATGGTCTGGTCGATACACCGACGGGGGTTGTCTTCGTCCGCTTCGGCCAGATGGTCACCGCTGCCGGTCATGAGGCCGAATGGTGGTACAACGCCGACGAGGTGGTGGGCGGCATGATCTGGCAACCCTTGATGGTCCTGCCGGACACCGCCAAGTACAACGCGGTGGCCACCTCAAGCCTGCCGCTGTCCGCCGATATCCTTGGCCTTGACCCGGTGCGCCTGCCGGTCGACGGCCGCGTGCCGATCTTCCGTGCCGGCGACGTGGCGGTGATTCACCATCAGGCCAGCACGGCGCCGCAGACCGTCACCAACGGGCAGACCGTCAACGTCGGCCGCGTGCGACTGGCCAAGGCTCGGGTCGTCGGCAACGACGGCAACGCGATCACCGCCGGCTATACCCATGACCTCGACGCTGGCACGGTGACGTTCACCGATGTCTCTGGTTACAGCCAGCCGGTGCATATCGAACACCGCATCGAAGACATGGCCCTGGTCAGCGATGTCCAGATCAACGGCGAACTGCGACTGACCCGGCCACTGACTCACGATTTCCCGCTCGGCAGCTTCATCTCGTCCGCCCTGATCATCGGCGACCTGCATGCCCGCGTGTCGGTCTTCTTCGACCAGCAGACGTGGGCCGGTTGGTCCGACGCGCTGCAGGGCAGTGCGGCGACCGGCACCTACAACAAGGCGCAGTACCCGGTCGAGGTGACCAACCGTGGGGCGATCCAGGAGCGGTGGGAAATCGTCTTCACCAACACCACCACGGTCAACGTGATCGGCGAAACGGTCGGCCAGATCGTCACGGCGCACAACATCACCAATGACCTGGCGCCGATCAACCCGGCGACCGGCACGCCTTACTTCACGCTGGATGCGCTCGGCTGGGGCGCCGGCTGGTCGGCCGGCAATGTCCTGCGCTTCAACACCGTCGCGGCCAATTACCCGGTTTGGTGCGCCCGCACCGTGCTGCAGGGCAATGCGACGATCAACGGCGACCATTTCACCCTCGGTGTCCGCGGCGACATCGACGCTTAATCGGAGATTTATATGCCTAGTTTGCCCGTAAAACTGCTTGCCTATGACCAGACCGGGGCGCCGTCGCTGGACGGCATGGCCGGTTCGTTGATCGCGGTTCTCGATGCCGCCCTGGTCAATGGCTTCAACCTGCGCTCGGTCACCAGTTTCGTGATCACTGGCGGGGTTGGCGTATTCACCTACGCCAGCGCACCAGGGCATACGGTCGATCAGGTGATTCGCCTCGGCGGCGCCTCCGACAACCAGTACAACACCGACTGGCGGGTGACAGCGATCAACGGCGCCACGGTATCGGTCGATGCCACCGGGTTCGGCAATGCCACCGTCGCCGGCACCTTGTCGACCAAGACGGCACCGCTCGGCTGGACCAAGGCTTTCTCCGGGACGAACAAGGCGGCCTACAAGAGTCCGACTGTCGGGGCGACCGGGTGTTACCTGCGCGTGGATGACACCTATGGGCAGTGGGCGAAAGTGCGCGGTTACGAGGCGATGACCGATGTCGATACCGGCACCGGGAAGTTCCCGACGGATACACAACGCACCGAGTTCGCTTGGTTAAAGAGCGCCGCTGCGTCAGCGGCTGTGCGCCAGTGGCACATCATGGGTGACGACCGGCTTTTTTACCCGTCGTTTCACCCAGAGTACGATTCATTAACGACCTTTCCAAGTAATCGTGCGACCTACGTTTTTGGTGACCCGATTACCTATAAATCTGGAGATGCGTTCAACTGCGTTATTGTCGCCGCCAATACGGTCGCGAACATTGCGTCGATGGTACAAGCCTCATCGGGAGCGGCTATCCATCGAGGCCTCGATAGTGGATCACTGTATCGCGGCATACTGGCGCGGGCCCAAACGCAGATCGGGGGGGCCGTCGAGTGCTTCTATCTAGCCGCTGTTAACGAAAGCGGCCATGGCACCAATCTAACCTACCCTAACGGCGGCGATAACGCGCTACTCCTGGATCGGCTTAAATTGGTTTGTGAAATCGCGAGCGCGTCAGCCCGCGGAGAGCTTCCTGGGTTCTACACCTGCCTGCAGGTTCGGCCGTTACAACACGGCACGATGGTCACCGATGCCGTACCAGGTCGGCGATTGATGATGGTCGGTACCACTATTTCCACCGGTAGTGATTCATCGGCCCGTTTCGCTATTGATGTCACCGGGCCGTGGAGATAATTCGTGGCGCACGATATCGTTCGCGTCTATCAGGGGCTTTCACGCATCGGTGTCGTGGCCATTGGCGCGGCGAACACGCGGGCCTATACCGGACCAATCCGGAAACCCTATCACTTCGACACCGGCAAGATCATCGAAGGCCCGATCACCGAGAACAGTGCTACGGCCAGCAACACCCGCGTGGTGTTGCTCAACGGGCGAACGATGGCACCTGTTGACGCGGTTCGCGCCCTCGGCAGCAGTTATGAATTCCGCTCGGTGGCGGACAACGAACTTGGCTATTACGTGCTCGGTATCGACCTGGACGGCAACTTTCAGCCGGTAGTCCAGGGACCGGTCTTCCCGGTGGCGCAATGACCCCATCTCCCGCGCTGACCGCTGCCCGCCGGCAGGCGTTGATCGACCGCACCGATGCTGCAACT